TTACTCCCCTTGCTGTGGTTCGTCATCAAATTCACCATCATCAAACAGGCGTCTCTGCAGCCTGTCTGTCTCAGACTTTCTGACGCGTTTAATCACGCTGTAAACCCACTGTAGGGAAACGCCATACTTACGTGCCAGGTCATGATGATTACGGCCATTAAAGTCGTTGAAGATGTCGTGGTCGCGCTGAGAGATACGCCATAACGTTCCCATAGGAAAGTAGACGCTTTGCCCACCCCACACCTGCATCATGCGGCTGGCCACTGCCTCTCCGATTTGTTCAGCGATAGCAGTGTCGATCTCGACAACCTCCTTTATTGTGCTTGTAGTATGCTGCGCCAGTTCCACCAATAGCTCAGGCCCTTTGCTGCGGAAATTATTGCCGTTGTTCATTCTGGCTTCCTTACGCGGCGTTGCCACTGCTTCAGCTTCTCAATAATGATGCTGGCCTGTTCTGAATTCAGCCATTGCAGGCTATCAACGCCTGTTTCACGTTTTACCCAACGCGCCAGCGCTGCTTCAGAACGGTCACGAATGATGCCTGCATCAGCCATTTCTAACCATAATGAGCGGATTTTTCGGGACTGGGGAGAATCATCCAATGGACGAGAGCTGTTAGCCTTTTTTGCCGCTTTGATCTTAAACCCGCGTTTCTTCATGGCACTCAGCACATTATCTAACTGCGGGACTGTCATGTCCCGCGTAGATGTTTTGCCTGTAACGGTGATTAGCAACTGGCGATAGGTATCATCGTCCAGTTGCAGATCGCGTTTGGCTATATGGATCAACTTAATCAGTTGATTCTTTGTCATCGCTTTCCTCCCGCCAGACTTCGCCGCACAGCAATATGGCTTCAGGGCGGCGTTCATGGATAGCATCCAACACTAACTGGCATGACTCTTGGTTCAGATAGATGTCATCTGACACAGGCATTGCATCGCAGAAATCAGTACCGCAAGCCGATACCAGTAATACGAAACCAATAATCATGCGTCACCTCCGCAGGCAACAGTAATACCATCGCGCTTATTCGCTTTTGGCTTGCACCACTTTAACCATGCCTCTAATGCCTCCAGTGCAGCATCACCATCCGGCTCTTCGGGTACGCCGGGAACTAGCAGTTTGCCAGTACTTTCCCCCTTACCGTGGCGGGCAACAACTTCCAGCCAGCCTTTTAATGCGTGTTTTGGCCCTGTAGCTATCTGAATAACGCCTGAGCCATCTGCCTTATCTGTAGGCAACATATCGCCTATCTCAATAAGACCGCTGGCCCAGCACCATGCAACCTGTGGCGTGAGATCGTAATAGTTTTTGCCATCACAACGCGGGCAGACCACATCATAAATTGGGAAAGATCTATTTTTGAAATTGCGCTTTTCTAACCGTTCTGATGTCAGATGTTTATGACGGCAACGAGTGCATTTCACCGGTATATCTTTATTTGTCGCCGACATATTTCACCTCAAGCCTCTCAGCCAGTCGTTTTAATTTATTGTGCTTTGCCAGTTCGATTAACTTATCCATGCCATTCAGCCGGAACTGTTCGATCATGATCTCAACGTCGGCCATTTCCTCCGCTAAAGCGACCTCGTTACCGAGGCCGTTCAGGTTACGTGATGCGGCAGCACCTAACTCTGCTGCTTCTTCGATAAGTTTTAGCGTCTGAGACTCAGGGCCAAAGTGCTTTAACGCCATGCTATACAGCGTTGATCTATTGTGTGCAATACCTTTAATCATGTGCTCTCCGAATAGTGGTTATGCTGAATTACGCGTGCAGGATTCCCCGGCGTTGACGCCGAAATAAAAGCAAATTTCATTTTTTAATAATTAAATGGCAGCGATATCTAACGGGATATTAACCAGTTTCCCTGACTCGTCTTTCTTTCTAAAATTGATATACGTTTTCGATACAGCGACCAGTAACGATTCTGAAATTGCTTCCATCGCTTTTTTCCAGCGCTCGTCGTCAATTTTTACCCTGCGCAGAGACAAAATACGGGTGGTACTGAGATTGCCTTCTTTATCAACCTGAAAGGCATCAGAAATCAGCGCCAGCAGCTTTTCGTCGGCTCCTTGTGACCACTCCTTAACACATTCATCAATCAGTTCTTTTGCAATGTGTAACTCTGGCCCGAATGTCAGTGATTCCTGCACCTTGATAGTGATCTGCTTGTTGCCGTCAAAGCTGGAGAACGTCACGTTGCCTTTTACACCACCGCGAGTACGGCCATACTTCTCTGCTACCAAGTCCATGAATGCGTAGCACTCATCAAATGAGTGTTTTTTGAAATCACCCAAATCGGCGCTTTTGATCTCTGCTGACGCAACGCCGTCATTTACAAATGCGTCCATTGCCAGATCGTAATCAGAGACGTGGCTAATTGGAACTAACCGACCTTTGCGATCGGTCATGTATTCAGTTTTATTAATTTCCACGTTTATTTCCCCTCAATGTAATGACTCAGACCAGATAATACGGCACCCATGCTGCTCAAATTCCCCTTGTCGGAATCGACCATTGTTATTCACACCATTCAGCACATAACGCGCCACGCCGTTTTCAATCAATTTTGCACAGTGGCCATTTCTGGCAATACGGATAACCGGTTGACTACCCTTGAGCATTACACTGTGAACCGTCGCATTCATGGCACGTAATGCCGTCATAACGGCTTGCACGTTGGATAATTGCTCGTCAATATTCAAAACAGACGTCATATTTCAGCCCTCCAGAATATAAGGTGATCAGTGCAGTTCCCGATGAGTACGCATCATTTTGCTATAGATTTTCATCCCTGATGAATTGAGCTGCTTCACCAGTTTTGTATTTGCCACACTAATTGCGTTGGCAATCTCAGATTTAATCATTGTCGCCAGTAGCTGTGTCACGACGAGATCGTCCTTATCATTCTCAAACGAAATACTAATAGACTGACTGAGTTCTTGATTTTCTTTCACCTGTGCAGCAGGCAGCGGTTGTACAGAAATAATGATTTTGGCCACCGTTAAACCCCCTTAACCACATCAGCATTAACCACTGGCACACCAATCTCAGCGGCCAGATTCATTGCCGCAATCACCAGATTGGAAACGGCCAGCGGGTACAATAGGCTGACGTTCTTTCTGCCGCCGAGATTGCTGCTGAGACGTCCGCGAATAGCTTCAATCGCGCTGCCGTCCATAATGTCGGTTAGCTTCTTGCCTGTGCGCTCGACTTTAAACGTCAGAAACGCTTCCAGACTGTTATCCAGCGGCAGCAGCTCGACCACTTCACAGCGCTGGACAACCTCGCGCACCTCCATATTACGTTCGCTCAACTTGACGGCTAACTCCGGCTGACCAATCAGCACGATAGACAGCAGCTTCTTAAACCCACTTTCCAACTCGTAAAATCGCTTCAAATGCTTCAGCGTAGGGATCGGCAGGCTATGCGCTTCTTCAATCACCAGAACGTGACTGTAGCCCGCATTGCTGCTGTCTTTTAGTACGCGGTGCAGTTGGCGATAGCGTGCTTCTTGCGACCGTTTCACGCCTTCCAGCGGGGCGATAGTGTTGATGATCGCCTCGGCAATCGCTGCGGCTTTCAGCGTCTTACCTTTCACATCATTGTCCTCCATAGCAATCACATACGGCTCAATGACGATAACGGGCGCGTTCTCGCGATTGATGCGTTCGATAAGGTCGCGTCGCAGCGTCGATTTACCCGCACCAGACTCGCCGATAACCGCCATCAGCCCGCCATGTTTCGCGGTCTGATACAGTGACTCACGCACATAGCGGCTATCCGGCGTAGTAAAAACGTCTTCCGCGCCCTGAATGGCATCATCGGAAAATGGGTCACGGAACAGCCCGAATGCCTTTTTTGTTGCTGGAAATAACACCTGTTTTTTGAGTAACATGTTTTCCTCCGTTGTGAGGTCTGTTGTATCTGCTGTGCGGGATGTGCCGTCCTGCACAGCATCAAAACTACGTTGTGTTTCAATACCATTAGCCGACAGAAAGGCTGTCAGACGCTGGCGAATTTCCCCGGTGTTGGTGCGTGGCCACTGGTCGTGATTAACAATCTGTGCCAGCGTGGCCTCTGACACAGCGATATGTCTGGCGACAACGGCCTGCGAGAGCCGTGCCTGTTTTAACTGTTGTTTCAGTACCAGCATGTTCCCCCCTTAATTCCCGTTGACGATATTGATGACATTGCCGGAAACCGGCGTCAGCAGCGCATCGACAGCCTCATCCAGTTGTTCTTCCAGCACGCCAGCGGGATAAAGCTGAACCAACTGGTGAAAGTGTCCGGCTGTCCATGTCTGGTTACGGGCTGCAAACCGCTCACGCAGCGCCTTAGCTGCTTCAACTTGCGTCAGTGGTCGCTGTTCGATACGCGGGCTACGTACATCAGACTCCGTGCCACGGCGTGGCATAAACGCAGGTAACGTGGTGTCATCAATGTGTTTGTATGGGTCAAGTTTGCCGCCGAACGGCAACGCCTTCGCTTTACGTTCCGCTGCCGCATCCGTAGCGTTATCCGTTCCCGTCACTAACTGTTCAATTTCTTTCGCTGCGGTTTGGGCTGGCGTATCGGCGTGTGATTTGTAGCTTTCGCCTATCACTGCGGCAGAATCGGCAAAGCCAAATTCATTTTTGGTGACTTCATCGATCAGGAAGAAGGTGTCGTGGCCATCTTCACCAGTCAGCACCACTTGTGCGGCATCTGTACGCCACGGATTTCGGGTGATCAGCAACTTCTCGCCGACCATCACGCCGGGTACGGTAGACACATCGTATTCAATGCCACGGAACGATACGCGCAGCTTCGGTTTGACCTTGCGCTCTTCCGGTGTAGCGACGGCCAGTTCGCGGCAAACCTCAATAGACGGTGCTTTCACTAGCTGTTCGGCGTTGATTTTCAGCCAGATATCGGTGCGGGTCTGTCCGTGGCGGCTATGAACGGCGGTAGCGTTGAAATGAGAACGCCATTTCACGGCCAGTGCATTCAGCTCTTCCAGGCTATGAACCGGTTGGAACTTAAGGCCCGGCTCCAGTTTGCGTTCGATGATGTCGCGGGCCTTCTCAACGCTGCCTGTTGAGCGTGCCGCATGGGCTTTATGCGCCTTCAGATCGATACCCAATGCACGGCACAGGTTTTTTGTCATGCTTGCGGTGTTGGCAGAACCGGGATCGAGATACAGCAGCTTAGGCACGCCGTGCAGCACGTCCGCGCCTCCGCGCTCTTGCAAGGCGTTGATGAGCACAGAGCACAGGTTTTCGCCAGATTCAGCGCCCATCACATACTCGACATAGATCCAGCCGCTGGTGTGGTCAGTGATTTCATAGCTCCAGACGCGGTCACTGGCGATACGTGCCACATTGGCCGGTTTGTTCTTGTAGAACTTCGCGCTGTCCATCACCTGTAAGCCCTTATGCCCGTTGCTCAGGTAATAAAGGGTGCAAAGTGAGGCGTCGATTTCCCACACATGATTAGGATGCAGACTGGCCAACTCGGTAACGGGCGCTGGCTGGCTTAACTGATCGGGATGCAGGCCATAATTGCGCAGAGCGCGGCTGATAGCGGTCTCTGACAGGGCATAAAATTCGCCCGTGGTTTCATCAATACGCCCGGCAGCGATCATGTCGTTTGCCCGTAGTGTTTCGACTGCGTCAGCGATGGAATACAGACGTTTGCCGTTTTTACGGGTTGCTTCCATCAACGTAGCGGAAATCATGGCGGCTTCATCCCGCGTCAAGGCACTTTGCCCGGCATCGGCACGTTTTTTGCGTTTGTCAGTCACGGCAACCTCCTTTAACTTGCGTAGCAACGTGGCGCGAGATAGCCCTAGTTCAATACAGGCGGCGTCATAGATAGCGCCGCGTTCGCCATGCCCGGCCTGCCGTGCGGCGCGGGCTACAGCCACTAATCGTTCTGTCAGGGCGGCACTCATGGCGTCCCCTTATGCGTCTGTGCGCGGAATCGCAGGTTCCGGCGCATCCAGCCATGTCGGACGCTCGCTGCCGGTAGGCGCTGCCTCCAGGTCGAAAACGTCGCGGATATGGTGTAACGCCCGCTCTATCTGGCACACCAAACCCGCCATAAAGTCATACGGTGGCTCTACATTGTTATCGGATGTGAAGGCGGTTAATGTTGAAAAGGCAGTGTGGAGACGAACGGTGATAGCCGCTTCTGCTTCATACGCAATGGCGCTAACCTCTTTGCGCAGTTTCTCGGCTTCCTGATCGGGTGGTGGTGGCTGGATACGGGATTTCTTATCCAGCTTAGTGGTAAGGTCATCTATCTTTTGGTTTTTGTCGGTCAGAACACGCTGCTGGGCGGTATTGGTTTCGCGGGCTTCGCGCAGTGCGGCCTTCAACTCGCGGCAGGTCATGCGGCCAATGTCATCCAGCGTCATGCCAGCAACTGTGCCGCCATCAGCCAGTTCAGCGAGATCTTCATCATCTTCCAGCATCAACTCATAGAGTTTTGTTTTCCCTAAATGCGAAAGCGCTTTCGCATTTGAAGCAAGAGTTGGGGAGAGGAATTTCAATGAGGCTTGCATCATCTTTTGTGCGATACGTGTGGCAATACCTAGGCTATTCTCAACGATCTCAATAAATTCACCATGTGGTTCGTTTTCTTTCAGAATAACCAAACGCTTACCCGCCTCCAGCATAGCCTCAGCACTTTGGACCATATAAAACCGTGCTTCGTGAACTATGCGATCACGTTCATACGGCAGGCTGTCACCGAACTGAGCCATTACCTGTATACGGTGCTCGGTCAGTGCATTGAGTTTCACATTTAGATCGCCCGCTAACGGGGCATCTTCTACTAATTCAACCGTTTGTGATTTGGTGCGTGCCATTTCTTATCCTTAGCGACTGCCAGCCAGCAGGCGTTGATTCATTTCGTTAATACGGTCTTGCGCACGGGAGATTTCGTTCGCATGTGCCTGTGCGATTTGTAGTGCCTGCATCGAGAGAGCGAATCTGCCGTTATCCAGTTTCTGCGCCAACCCTTCCTCAATAAGGGTGTTCAAGGCGCGGTTAACGTTGGCCGGAGAATCATCCAGAGCCGCTGCCAGTTCACCGTTTGATACCCCGTTCAGGGTATGGCCGCGCAGGGCTTTGAGAACGCGCAAGATCCGAGCGCCTGCGCTGGAAACATTTGCCTTAGTCATGTCATTCCCCTTTTTGCGATATGTGATAATCTGTTACACAGGCTGATAGGTATCAGGCGGCACGGGCGGTGGTTTTAAGACCAAGTTTGACGGCAATTTCATGTGCCTGGCCGTATCTGGCTTTGGTGATGCCGTTCAGTACGCGATAGACCGCTTCACGAGAGTAACCATTCTCCTGCGCCCATTGGGTGATGGTGATACCGCGCTGCTGGAAGCGACTTTTAACTTGTTCAGGTGTCATGCTACGGCCTCCGGTTATGCAATGATGTTTGTAGTATTCGTGATAGATTATTGTCCCAAAAATGGGACTTGTAAAGGTTTTGGTGACAAAAATGTCCCTTGGCGAAAGATTAAGAGAAGAGCGTGAACGACTAGGATTCAGCCAAGCTGATTTTGCTGAGTTAGTTGGTGCATCAAGGAAATCGCAAATAAGGTGGGAAAAAGCTGAATCAGCTCCTAGCGCTGATTCAATAAGTCTGTGGGCCAATGTTGGCTTAGACGTGTTGTATCTGATCACTGGGCAAGCTCAGAAATCGTCATCAAAGACACAAAAAAGTAGTGAAATAGATGAAATTCTACTGGGTAAGATTGTTCATAAACTGGACTTATTAGCGAAACATGCCAATCGCAGATGGACACCTAGCGAACTCGTTTTACAGTCATCGAAAATATATAACTTTTTAATCAACGAGTCGGTAGTTGATGACGATAGGATCGATAACGTGCTTAAACTGGTTGTTAATAATTAAAAAAATATAGGATTCGCCATGGATAGAAGAGAACAAGAACTACATTCTTTAGCTGAACAAGTTATGGATAGCCTTAAACACCTTCCCCAAGATGGTCAAGAGCGGCAGATAACAATTAGTGTTGGAGGCAATAACCCTGGTTCTATTCATGTCGGATCTGTCGTCAATATTAATCCCGCACCAACTCGCTCTCGAGAACTTCATGAGAGAGATAGTCACGAATTACTTACTATAAAACGAAAGTTACTTACAAAAAACAAAGATGCCAAATGGCGTTGTTATTTCAATATTCCTTGTTTGTTATTGCTAAGCCTTGTTCTTATAGCATTCGCATTTGCCCTATGGAACGCTTATATGATGCTATTCGGCGGTGGGCTTACTAACTTACTGGTACTTAATGAAAAAACAATGGTGATTTTTGTTTCTTGGGGTGTGATTGTTATGTTTTGTGGGAAAGCGATGGATAAACATAGAAAAATCGAAAACAGAATAATAGATGAAAATCAGAATGTTATCGATACCATTGATGTAATTTTACGACGAAGGAATTCTTGAAAAATATAATTACTTTCATATAAGGATATGGACTATGCACAAATTAAAATTTGCTATCCCTATGGTGCTGATACTAGCTGGGTGCGGCGATGAACCAGAAAACAGTGTTAAACCTGAACCAAAACAGGCCCCAGCCCCTACATTCTCAATAACAACCGATGATCACGTTATTAATCAATTGTTACCCGCAATCCGTCATTTGCTTCCTGGCCTGGATAAATACTCCGAACAATTTCAGGAAAAGGCTATTGAGCATAACCGGTTTTTAACCATCAAGTTCCACATCCCTGATAACGCCACTATTCCTGCTGAATATATTGCTACCGGGCATAATTGCTTCATTGAAATCAATGATGATCGGACAGGCATGAAAATCCCCAAAAGTGCCTGTCAGTCCACCTTATTTGATCGCCAGGATGTTCAGATCAACAGCGATTACTGGGTATATTTCTACCCAGATGATTTGACCTATACGCCGCATGATTTCGCTAAAATGTCGAATGCAGAACGTATTGATATAGCGAAAAACTATCTCAATAAGGTGGCTAAAACTATTGAGAGTGTTCAACAAAAAGATAGTTGGATTGGTTACGACTTCCCAAATTATGGGCGGCAATTCCGGCATATTGTGTATGAAGGAAAACGCTTTCTAACTCAGGATATCATCCAACCCTATAGCTCCTGCCAAATGGTAGGGTTTAACGCACAAAGTTGGTGGTCTGAACAAGTAAGTTTTGCTCAAGACCCTGACTCTAATGATCCACAAAAGATGGCATCCGCCATGCAACGAATTAAAAAGATCTATGACGATTACAAAATAAGTGCGGCGGAATGTTCAAAGGACATCAAATCAGTACCAGAAAAACCTAAACCAACAGAGAGATTGCCACCCACCCCGGACAACAAACCACCCCGTCCAGGGTGTCTTATGGTGTTTACGCCAGATAATACGACGGAGTGGAGTTGTCCAATTAAATAAGAGTTAGAAACTACAGATCACCAGTTCCCGTCGCGGAATAGGTCTTCCCAATATAAGTGTTTTTCATGTGCAGTTGGTTGCAAGATTACAAACAGCAAATAAAACAAGGTGGATAACGAATGTCTGAGCAGGCCATTGAAGTCAAACACGTCGTAGTTCATATTCTGGATAAACAACAGAATGGTGATGCATCGGAGCGCTTGAGTCCTGAAGAGGGTATGGTCACTGAAGCCTCCCAGCGCTTGATCAACGATATCTGTGCCAAATACGCAGGCCGGACAGGCAAAGGTTACGGCTATTTTGAAGGGGATACGGATAATTACCCGATGGAACGAATGGCCGGTGATTATCTGGACGACACTGATGATTTTTACCGAAGTTCCTGTCGAATGATGCATCACCTAACAGAACGCTCACAACGAGAAAATATGGCTACCGGTGGGTACGTTCTGTTCGCACACATTGAGATAGGAAACAACGAACATCTGTTGATCGCAATCGTTAGTGCCACCATCGGGTCAACCGTCACTGACGATTTTAACATTCAGGACAGTACCTATCTGGACATCGCTAAGTTGCGTATGGCTGGGCGTATTGATTTAACCGCGTGGGAAAGTGGTGCGGAGCGTTACATCAGTTTCCTTAAAGGTCAGGGAAATGTTTCAAACTACTTTAAGCAGTTCCTCGGCTGTAATGATGTTCTAATCGCCAAACGTGAGTCTGAAAAATTACGCGATACTTTGACAGCGTTTGCGGCAGAGAAAAATCTTGAAGGTGCAGAAAAAGACGCGTTTCTTAAGGGAGCATTTGAGCATTTACAGGCATTAAGCAAAGCCGGTGAGCCACTTAGTCTTGAAACCTTTGTTAATGCTGTCTGGCCCCATGCGCCTGAGGAATTATCAAGTAAACTTGCTGCTGAAGAACTCGGTCTGTCAGATGGTTTTGTGCCTGACGGGCGCGTTATCCGGGCGTTAGTGTCTTTCAAAGGCAAATCCAAATATTGGGAACTCAAGTTTGATCGGGAAGGGACAACTTCCGGTGACATTGACTATGACCCAGAAACAAATATCATCACCCTGCGCAATGTGCCTGATGAATTCAGGGATATGTGGCTAAATGAGGTTTAATCGTGACGATTTCGTTTGAGACGCTAACAGAGTTGTACCGTCGCATGGAATTCCAGGAGGAGTTCCGTGTCGGTTCGCTGTTGCTCTCTGACCAGTCCGATTGCGACCTGATTAACACATTGCTGGAAGATCCACGTGAGTACGGAGTTTCTGTTGATACCGGAACGGTCGAGCCAGGTTGTGCCATCACCCTTCGCGTAACACCACCACGGAGCGGGCTTGGAGTTGTGTTTGCCACGCACAGCATATTGCTGAGCGCACCAAAGCATCAGTGCCAGGAACCCGCTAATTACTTCATTCTTGAGACAAAATTTTGCAACGATGATACAGAGGTTCCGGCCTTCATCAAGAACTACCGGGCGATCCTAAAGTTTGTTGAACTGCTGAAAGGGGCTGCGGCTTATTTTGACAATACTGCCTGTCAGTTGGTTTTTTTGAAAAAAGAAGTTATTAAGCTATTGCCGCGCTTTACAGCAGAGACCGTGCAAAATCTGAAACGTGAACATCTGGATAACTTGATGGCTTGTTTCAACGACGATACGCACAAGGATCAGAAGCTGGACATTTTGATTGAAAGTATCCAGGCGGTCAGCGAAGACGTTGATTCGCAGGACATGTTTGCATTTTGTCTGGACAATATTCAGCGCCTACATGAACAATTCCTTAAAGGGTATCGGATCTACTCTTCTGGCTTCTCCTATGACAAGGTGATGGATCAGCTGCGTGCCGCAAAAGTTGAAGAAATGGGTAAAATCCACAAGACGTTTTCAGATATTCAGAACCATATCCTTGGTATTCCTGTGGCATCGGTCGTTGTGGCCACCCAATTCAAAGAAGTCGCAGGTTGGTCAGGCCAGGGGATAACAAACACAATAATCCTGCTGGGGTGTATTTTTGCTGCGACACTAATCTGGCTGGCATTGTCGAATCAAATGCAATCCATGAAGGCACTGGGCGAAGAAATCGAATATAAAAAAAAGCAGATAAATAAGGAATTCTCTTTCATCAAAGATGATGTGGAGGGGGTGTTTAACAGTATTACTGCGCGATTGAAAACGCAGAAACGCACCTTTAGGATCATTCGCGGTGTGCTGGTTATTGGTATCGTTACAGCAATTACGATTTATTGCTGGTACACAAAACCCGTTTTTAACTGGGTACTGTCCTTCTTTGAGTGCATGTAGTTTATCTGTTTTTTACTGTCAAAAACTCCAAATAACAAGCTCCCGTCGCCGAGCAGCGTTCACCGTCTACTGCCACTTCTAACGCCGTTTAAAATCGCCACATGACGTAATGCGCCATGCTGTCTTCACTTACATAAGGAGACAGCAATGAAACTCAACCTCTTTCGACTCACACGCCTGAAGCGCCTTTTAGGCTGGCAACTGACTGCCGTGTTACTGCTGGCTGTTATCGCGTTGGTATCACCGCAGCAACTCCCCGTCGTCATCTACAAAATCTCACTAATCACGCTCGCTGCGGTGCTGGGCTACTGGCTTGACCGTTCATTGTTCCCCAAAGCAGCGCTAGGCCAGTACCTGGTGCATGACCCGGAACTGATGAAGTGCGGTGAATACCCGGTCAAAAATGGCTATCAACGGGTATTTGCTGCGGCCTTGATCCGTCGCGCCATTATCGTGGCGGCGGTCTGTCTGGCCGTGGCGATGGGGCTATAAAAATGGCTAACCGGATTCGTAATAACGATCCAGGAACAGGGCTGTTGTTACTCCTATTCATCCTGTTGCTAGTCGGTGCGTTGGATAGTGATGCCGCTCAACCGCCTGCTGTCGCCCAGCAGTACCGCAGCGACCTTATCCGTAATGCCCGGCTGGACTGGGGGTTGAATGCGCCGGTGGCCGATTTTGCAGCACAACTCCATCAGGAATCCGGCTGGAACCCCCGCGCGGTGTCGCCCGTTGGCGCTCAGGGACTGGCGCAGTTTATGCCAGCTACGGCTAAGTGGATTAGCGGCATCATGCCGGAACTCAAAGCCAACCAGCCGTTTAATCCCGCGTGGTCGATACGGGCATTGACAAAATATGACCGCTGGATCTGGCAGCGTGTTATTGCGGCTGATGATTGCCAACGGATGGCGATGACGCTCTCCGGCTATAACGGTGGGCTGGGTTGGGTACAGCGCGATCAGAAACTGGCGGCACAACGTGGGTTAGATCGTCAGCGCTGGTTTGGGCATGTCGCTACCGTCAACGCCGGACGTTCTGCGGCTAACTGGCGTGAGAACCGTCATTACCCACAGCGCATCGTGCAGGAGTTAGCGCCGCGCTATCTGACATGGGGAGGCCGTAGCTGTGCTGAACCTGCTTAAAACGCTGCCGTGGAAAACCTTGCTATGGGTTGCTGCCGTATTGCTGGCGCTGTGGCTGATTTACCAGAAAGGTTATGAGAGCGGATTCACCAGAGCGGAATCCGCGGGTAATACTGCACTGGAGAAACAGAAATCGGCATCCGATGCAACGCTCGCACGCCTTCAGGCAGATATCGCTCAGCAGCAACAGCAACGGGCGGAACAGGCCAACGCTGCCTTACAGGCATGGCAGCAGCGCTATCAGCAACTAGTCACATCCGCGAATACCGCCGAGCAGCATTACCTCGCTACCACGGCGTCATTGCGCCAGCAAAATGAAAACCTGAAGCGGAGAATTGATGATGTCACGCAACGCTGGATTGATGAACGCGGCCAGAGCCGTCCTATTGAGTGCGTGTTTACTGTTGGTTTCGTGCAGCAGTACAACGCCGCCTTTGATGCCGTTGCAGGAACAGCCGCTACCACCGCTGCCAGCAGGGCTGGCGATACGTCCGCAGACACTGCCACCCTTGACGCCAGGCTACGCGACTCCGGCGTTACCCAGCGAGACATCCTCGCCCACAGCACCGACGTCGGAGAACGTTACCAGCAGCTTGCCGCGCAGGTAAATGGCCTCTTGGATTACCTCGCTGCCTTACAGAACGGGAAGGAATAATGAAAATTGAAGTGGAGTTCTGGCAACTGGTGGGTTTGTTGCTGGGTTTTTTAGGGTTCGTCTTTGCTGCCGGGAAAATTCTGCTGGCGCAGATAGAGCAGCGCCTGAACGAACGTTTTGGCGCACTGGAGCAGGCACGCTCTCAAAGCGAAAAAGGCTGGCAGCGATTGGAGCGAGAGTTTCTGGAATTTCGAGCCGATCTTCCTGTGACCTATGTCCGGCGTGAGGACTACATCCGTGGGCAGACTGTGATCGAGGCTAAGCTGGATGCGGTTTACAACAAGCTGGAATTGGTGCAACAGCACCGAATTAACGGAGGACAACATGGTTGATATCACCCGCGTGCGCCGTGAGGGGCTGCGCTGGAGTTTGCTGGTCGCGCTCAATAAAACCCGCCCGTATACCGCCAGTGAGACGCTGTTACTGGATATCGCACGGGCTATTTACCCGGATACCACACCGCTGGAGCTGCGACGCGAACTGGACTATTTGTCTGACCGCAAGATGGTGGATCTGACCAAACGCCCCAGCGGTGACTGGTTTGCCGATTTGACGCGGCTGGGCGTTGACATTGTGGAGTACACGGTTGAGTGCGGCCCAGGGATCGCCCGGCCTGAAAAATACTGGAGCGAATGATATGGCCCGTCGCAGCACTATCGACAAACTGCCTGAAGAGGCTCGCCGCTGGCTGGAACGGGCGCTGACCGAATCCGGTTTCAGCGGTTATGCCGAACTGGAAAGCCTGCTGCGTGAGCAGGGTTACCTCATCAGTAAATCGGCGATCCACCGTTATGGCCAGAAGATTGAAAAGCGTTTCGGTGCCATTCGTGCCGCAACAGACGCCGCCCGCATGTTGACCGAAGGGGCTGCGGACGATCAGGATGCACGTTCGGAGGCAGTCATCGCGCTGATCCAGACTGAACTGTTTGAGAGCATCGTCCAGTTGCAGGAAGCCGACGAAGGTGAAGTTGACCCACAGGAGCGCGTGGCGCTGTTGTCCAAAGTGGCCAAGAACGTCGCTACGCTGTCGCGGGCCAGTGTCAACCTGAAGAAGTTTCAGGCTGAAGTCAGAACCAAAGCGCAACAAGCGGCAAGCAATGCTGAGAAAATTGCCCGTAAAGGTGGCCTGTCAACTGACGCGGTGCAGGCGCTGCGCCGGGAGATTCTGGGGATCGCGTCATGACAACCTCATCTGGAAAGATTGCTCCGGTGTTACCCGATACCTCGCAGATGGACGCACCTGCCGTTCTGATGCCGTACCAGCAGCTCTGGGTGGCTGATATGTCCCCGCTCAAGGTGATTGAGAAGAGCCGCCGTACCGGTATTACCTGGGCAGAGGCGTCCGATAACGTGTTGACCGCAGCCTCTTCAGCCCCTGCTGGGGGTATGAACGTCTATTACATCGCCTATAACCAGGACATGACGGTTGAGTATATCCAGGCGTGTGCGATGTGGGCGCGGGCGTTTAACTATGCGGCCAGCGAGATTGAAGAAGGTTTCTGGGAAGAGGACGAAGACGACAAGTTCATCAAGACCTACACCATCAAGTTCCCCGACTCCGGTTTTCGCGTTGTCGCACTCTCCAGCCGCCCGTCTAACCTGCGTGGCCGTCAGGGCATCATTGTGATTGATGAGGCCGCATTCCATGAGCAACTGGATGAACTGCTGAAGGCCGCACTGGCGATGCTGATTTGGGGTGGTAAGGTGCGCGTTATTTCCACCCATGACGGTGATGACAACCCTTTCAATACGCTGATCGGGGATATCCGGGCGGAACGTCAGGGCGGCAGTGTCCAACGCATCACCTTTAAAGAGGCAGTAACGGAGGGGTTATTCAGCCGCGTATGCCTGCGTACCGGGCGTGAATGGTCTGCTGCTGCAGAAGCAGAATGGATGGCCTCGGTGTACAAGTTCTACGGCACCGGTGCATCTGAAGAGCTGGACTGCATCCCTGCTAATGGCGGTGGAGCCTGGCTGTCCCGCGCCCTGATTGAATCCCGCATGTCAGCCGATACCCCTGTTTTACGTCTGACCTGCCCGGAAGGCTATGAGCTGCAATCCGATGAAACGCGCTGGAGCGAAACACAGGACTGGCTGGACACCCATCTGAAACCGTTGCTGGATGCACTACCGAGAGGTGCCCGCTCGTTTCTGGGGCGTGATTTTGGCCGCAGTGGCGACCTGTCGGTAGATTATCCCCTGTTGCAACAGAAGAATTTGGTGCGGCAAGTGCCGTTCGGGCTGGAACTGCGTAACGTCCCTTTCAAACAGCAGGAGCAGATCACCTGGTATTTGATGGATGGCTTGCCGATGTTGCTGGGTGCGGCATTCGATGCTCGGGGCAACGGCGCATATCTGGCTGAGTACGCCATGCAGCGTTACGGTGCCAGCCGGGTGCAGCAGGTCATGCCTACGGAGGGCTGGTATCGGGACAATATGCCGCCTGTCAAAGCCGCGCTGGAAGACGGCAATTTGGTCGACCTGCCAAAGGATGAAGATACGCTGGATGATCTGCGGGCTGTTCAGGTGGTGAATGGCGTTCCGCGTGTGCCGGAGCAGCGTTCAAAAGCCAAATCAGATGGAGGTAAACGTCACGGTGACGCAGCCATTGCACTGGCGCTGGCCTACTACGCCAGCCGGGAAATTAACAAAGGGCCGGTGACGGCATCCTCCCGCAGACGCAGAACGTCTGCACGGTTACTGGAGAACTACTAATGGCACGCGGACTCTGGGTTTCCCCTACCGAATTTGTTTCCTTTTCCGAGCCTAAGAAATCACTCAGCGAACAGATCGCCTCACGTGACCGCAGCATGGATTTCTACGGATTGGGCATGTATCTGCCGAACCCCGACCCGATCCTGAAAGCGCAGGGAAAGGATATTCGTATTTATCGTGAGCTACGCACCGATCCGCTGGTTGGCGGCTGTATCCGTCGCCGTAAGGCTGCGGTGAAAACGCTGGAGCGCGGCGTCGATAGAGGGAGCGCCCCTGTCCGGGTGTTCAGCTTTATCCGCGATATGCTGACGGATATGGATATGTCGCGCATTATCGGGGAAATGACCGATGCGGTGCTATATGGCTACCAGCCCTGTGAAGTGATGTGGCAACGCTCCGGGACAAGCTGGCATGTTAGCGACATCGTCGGTAAACCCTCTGACTGGTTCCAGTTCGACACCGACAACCGGCTGCGCTTTCGCTCCCGTGACAGCGGGTTTGAGGGCGAAGCCGTGCCGGACTATAAGTTTCTGGTGCCGCGTCAGGATGCGACCTATGACAACCCGTATGGCTTCCCCGACCTGTCGATGTGCTTCTGGCCCGTCACCTTTAAAAAAGGCGGGATGAAATTCTGGGTACGGTTTGCCGAGAAATACGGCTCGCCGTGGGTGATCGGCAAACATCCTCGCGGCACGCCGCAGGGGGAAATTGACAACCTGCTGGATTCACTGGAAGCAATGATCGAGGATGCCGTTGCCGCGATTCCTGATGACTCGTCTGTTGATATCAAAGAAGCGGCAGGCAAAGCCGACAGCAGCGAGATTTACCAGAATCTGATCGCCGTATCGCGTGGCGAAATCGCTATCGCCTTGCTGGGGCAAAACCAGACCACCGAAGCGACAGCGAACAAAGCCTCTGCGCAAGCGGGTCTAGAGGTTACTGACGATATCCGGGATGGAGACAGCGATATTGTGACCAGCGCTATCAACCAACTCATCCGCTGGGTGGTTGACCTTAATTTCGGCAGCAACGTTGCCGCGCCGGTGTATAAGCTGTGGGAACAGGAATCCGTCGATAAAGTACAAGCTGAACGTGATGAACGGCTCAGTAGCGCGGGCGTGGTCTTCACCCCGCAATACTGGAAGCGTGAGTACCAGTTGCAGGACGGCGATATCGACGAAACGCCCAAAGAGACGCTCCCTGGTCAATCGCTGGCGTTCGCGGAAGCCGTCAATGCTGACGTTGACGCACAGGACGCGCTCGATGCCGCGCTGGATGTTGTGATGAATGGTGGACAGCTCGACGACACACTGGAGCCGTTGCTGGCTCCGCTGTTTGAACGCCTCCAGTCCGGCGTTCGTCCCGGCGAGCTGCTGGGTGAACTCGCGGAACTGTATCCGCAGATGAAGGCCGACGATCTGCAAGAGCGCCTGGCGCGTATCCTGTTCGTTGCCACTATTTGGGGGCGTCTGCATGAGCATCACCGCGACTGAATTAGCCTACTGCATGACGTTGCCGCCTAAACGAGCCATCAGTTACCTTCAGGCAAAGGGCTACGTTATAAGCTGGGACTGGGAAGAAGTCTGGCAAGAATCCCATACCCGCGCCTTTACCGTTGCTAAAGTGACTCGGCTGGATATCCTGGAGGACATCCGCCGTGCGTTGCAGCAGTCGTTGGACGAGGGGCTGACCGATCACTGGTTTCGTAAAGAGCTGGAGCCGGTGCTGCAGAAAAAGGGCTGGTGGGGGCCGCGCGATACCACTGACCCGGTGACGGGTGAACCGGTCACTATCCAGCAGGGTAGCCCGTGGCGGCTGGATACCATCTTCCGCACAAATATGTCAGTGCTCTATAGCGCGGGCCGTTGGGCGGCGCAGATGGAAAACGTCGATGACCGGCCTTACTGGATGTACAGCGCTATCCGTGACAAGCATACGCGGCAAAGCCATTTATCAATGCACGGGTTGGTTTTTCGTTTCGATGATCCCTTCTGGCAGGCATTCTACCCGCCGAACGGCTGGCGCTGCCGCTGCAGTGTGATCGCCCTGAGTCAGCACGATATCGAACGGCGCGGACTGAAGGTGGCCAACGCGATTAATTCGATGGGCTGGGAACTGAAACTGGTCTCGGAGAAAACCAGCGAGATGCAGCGCGTGGCCACGTTCAACACCGGCAGCACCAAGATCAGCACCGACCTGGGATGGTCGTATGCGCCGGGCGCGGCGTATCGCCCGGACTTGGCCCGTTATCAGGGCGGCCTCACGTCCCTGGCTAAACAGGAGTTATCGTCATGAGTACCGTCAGCATCACGATTAACGACAGCGATCTGCGTCGTGGACTGCGTGCGCTGGAGAGCGCAGCGGCGGATATGATCCCGGCGATGCGCAAGATTGCCGGCACGCTGCACGCGGAAACCGATATCAATTTTGATGAGAGCGGACGACCTGAATGGATTGTGTCTCAGGCAGCGGAAGACCGGTACGGCCAGACACTGCGCAAAACCGGACGGCTGCAGGGATCGGTATCAACCGAATATGATTCCAGCACGGCGATGATCGGCACCAACACCATTTATGGTGCTATCCACCAGTTTGGCGGCAAGACCGGGCGCAATGAATCCGTAGAACTACCCGCCCGTCCGTATCTGCCGATGGATGAAGACGGCAACCTGCAATCTGAGGCGGTCAACTCGGTATTGGACACCATTCAACGCCATCTTGAATCTGCGGCTCAGCGTTGATTTCACGCAGCACGGTTAAGCCAATGTGCCGCCTATCCTGAAAAATGGCTTAAATTCCTTTATAAAGGCTTTACAGCCGCACTATTCCCATCATACCAAACCGGCTTTGCTCCCCGTTTTTCTTAATGGGGGTTAACAGCCAACTTTAACGGTTCCGTTGACACTGTCCTGAGTTTTCCAAACCGGGACAGCACTATGCCACTCCACATTTTTAAATCCGGCACCCATACCGACATGCATGGCACGCAGTTGCCGTTTACGCTCGCTGATTTGGCAGCCTGTGCGGCGGCGTATGACCCTGCCGTGCATGAGGCCCCGATGGTGATCGGCCACCCGAAAGCGGATGCACCGGCTTATGGCTGGGTGGCCTCACTGTCAACCAGCGGCGGCGATCTGCTGGCTGAGCCTAAGCAGGTCGATCCGCAGTTCGCAGAACTGGTGGATGCCGGCCGTTACAAGAAAGTTTCCGCCTCGTTCTACTTGCCTGATTCACCCAATAATCCAAAGCCCGGCACGCTCTATCTGCGCCATGTAGGGTTCCTCGGCGCACAGCCGCCGTCGATTAAAGGGCTGCGACAGGTGGCCTTCAATGAACAGGAAGATGGCGTGGTCGAGTTTGCCGACTGGGGAATGATGACCAGCGCCAGCCTGTTCAGTCGCCTGCGTGAGTTCATCATCAGCAAATTCGGCATGGAAGACGCCGATAGCGTCCTGCCCTCATGGCAACTCGACACGCTGCGTGATGAAGCCGCACAGGAGGACAAAACCGTACAAACCGCTCCGGCATTTCAGGAACCCAACCCCGCTAATCCCACATCTACCCATGAGGACACCACTGTGACCAAAGAAGAAATTGAGGCCCTGCAGGCCGAGAACGCTCGCCTGAAGGCAGATGCTGCCACCCGACTGGCTGCTGATGTGAAGCAGCGGCAGGAAACGGTGCATACCGGCAACGTCGCCTTTGCTGAAAAACTGGTGACGGAAGGCCGTCTGGTTCCTGCGGCAAAGGCCGTTGTCATCGCGCTGCTGGATGAAGTATCCAAAGGCGAACAGCCGGTTGAATTCGCTGAAGGGGAAGTGAAAAAGCCGCTGGCTAGCGCGTTTAAGAAGCTGTTAGGCGGTGCGACACCTGTACTGGATTTCAGTGAGCACGCCACCAAGGATCGCGTCAACGTCGATCTCACCACGACGTCAGCGGAATTTGCTGAAGCCGATCCTGATCGCCTGGCACTGCACCAAAAAGCCACAGCGCTGGCGAAGAAAGAAGGCATTAGCTACGACGCCGCTGTCGCTCGCTGCCTGTAACCGCAGCAATCCGTAACCGTAAGAAAAGGAGACATCATGTCTGATTATTTAAGAGGTAAACGCGTCGTTGACCCTGTGCTGACCAGTGTGGCACGGGGTTACAAGAATGCCGCGTTTGTCGGCGAGAGCATCTTCCCCATCGTTCAGGTGGAAAAGGAAGGCATTGTGGTGCCGCTGTTCGGTAAAGGCGCATTCGTTGAATACGACACCGAACGTGCGGTCGGCGCAGAAAGTAACGTGCTGCTGCGTGAGAAGTCCAGTTCGATGGATTTAGTGCTCAATGAGCATGATTTGGCTGCACCAGTGGACTACAGGGAACAAGCTGAATCGCTGTTCAATGAAGAGGCAAAAGCCATTCGTCGTGCGACTAACGGCGTCAACCTGAAGCGAGAACTGTATGCCGCCCGACTGGCGCAAGACCCGAAGGTTTATCTGGCAGCGTCTAAAAAAACACTGGCTGCTGCGGAGCGCTGGGCAAATGGCAAGGGTGAACCCGTCACCGTGATTGAGGCGGGTATCGAAGCTGTTCGTAATGCAACGGGCTTACGCCCGAATCTGCTGACGATGGGTGCCAGCGTCATGTCGGTACTGCGTTATCACCCGGCGATTCAGGCACAAATTGGGGCTAACGAGCGTAAACGGATCACAGCGGAAATCCTGCAAGACATTTTCCAAATCAATAAGGTGCTGATCGGTGAACCGGTGTCTAGCCCGGACGGTAAGAAAGCCCCTATCGATGTCTGGGCTGACAACCTGATGCTGCATTACGTTTCACCGCCGCAGCCAGGTACGGAGAGTGCGGACGAAAACGAACCCTCGTTTGGCTATACGTTTCGGCGTAAAGGGATGCCTGTCTCTGACAAATATCCGGGCGTGGGCGGCAAAGTCTCCTACGCACGTTTCACTGATATCTACAAAGTCGCCGTGGTTGGTGGTGATGCCGGGTATCTCATCACCAATATCCTGAAATAACGGGGGCATTATGGGAGCCACACAACAGGTCATTCTGACCACCACGGTTCTGGCCACTGCTGCCCTGGCACAGCAGCGTTTTGTCGGCGCGGATAACGCCCCGTGTCAGGCGGGTGCTGCCGCATTGGGCGTTGCCGAGGTGGATGGTGCTACGGGTGACGCCGTACCGGTCAATGTGCTGGGTATTGTTGTCGTCGAAGCTGGGGCGGCTGTCGGGCGTGGTATGTCTGTCCAGTCGGACGAGTCCGCCCGCGCCGTTCTACTGACGGACGCGGGCGTATCGAATGGCATCGCACTGGATGCAGCCCTCACCGAAGGCGACGTCATCCGTATCCTGCGCGGGGTGTAACCATGTACTGCACGTTGGCGGATTTACTTGAACAGGTGCCGGAGTCCACGCTGATCCAGTTGACCAATGAAACGGTGGGATTTGATGCGCCACCTCCGGTTAACACCACGGTAGTGGACAGTTGCATTCGCTACGCCGATGAGCTGATCGACGCCCATCTGCGCGGGCGTTACAACTTGCCGCTGACTGAAATCCCCACCGTGCTACGCGACATTGCGGTCACGCTGACCCGCTACCGTTTATATGCCCGTCGCCCGGAAGGGACGATGCCGGATACGGTAAAAGACGACAACAAAGTGGCCACGCGTCAACTGGTGGATATTCGTGATGCGAAGCTGACGCTGGCCTTACCGTCAACCAGTCAGGATGTACCTGAATCCGGCGAGTTTCGGGTACGGGCGCGTCGGCCAACCTTTGGCGGCCACAAGGGCATGCTGGAGAAATACTGATGGATGTTAATCCGGTTATCGAAGCGGTTGTCGCTCGCCTGAAGGAAAAACTGCCTCAGCTACAGATTGAGTATTTCCCGGAAAAGCCTGCTGACTTTCGCCTCAATCATCCTGTTGGCGCGGTACTGGTGAGTTACGCCGGTTCCCGCTTTGGCAAACCGGAAGATATCGGTGCGGTGATGCAGTCCCACACCATTACGCTGAACACCACCGTGGTGTTTCGTCAACTGAATGGACGTCAGGGCGCGGTGGCGGTGCTCGATGTCGTGCGTCTGGTGCTGTGCGGTTACAAACCGCCGAACTGCCGCCGCAAAATTTGGCTGGTTCGTGATGTGTTCCTGGGCAATGTCGGTGGGCTGTGGCAGTACGCGCTGGATTTCTCCACTGAATCCGTCCAGTTGGAAGACACCGATTTACCCGATGGGCCGTTACTGTCCCTGGTCAATTATGAGGAAAGCGAATCATGAAATACCGTTATACCGGGCCATCCAGCGGCGTCACGCTGGCTGACGGCACCGAGGTGCTGTTGTGGCCAGACAGCGTGGTCTCCCTCCCGGAAGAGCACGATTACGTCAAAACGCTGGTTGCGCTGAAGCATTTACACGCCGAGCCGGATGCCACCGCTGTATCCGCTTCTCGCCGTAAAAATGCAGGCGAAGAGAAAGTGGAGGTGAACAGTGGCAGCTAACTATTTACACGGCGTCGAAACCACGGAAGTGGAAAACGGCGCACGCCCGGTGAAAACCGTTAAATCTGCTGTTATCGGCCTCATCGGCACCGCGCCAACGGGGCTGGTCAATACCGTCACGTTGTGCCTGTCGGAGAAAGATGCGGCACAGTTCGGCAGCCAGTACAGCGGTTTCACCATTCCGCAAGCGCTGGATGCTATCTATGACCACGGCGCGGGAACGGTGCTGGTCATCAACGTACTTGACCCAGAAGTGCATAAAACCCACGTCGATAATGTCAGTGTGACGGTGGTAGCCGCGACAGGAAAAGCCCAACTGGCACACCGTGCCATCGCTAATGTGGTGTTACGCCAGTCGCTGGAAACCACACCGTATATTAACGGCACCGACTACCAGCTCGATGCGCAAACCGGTGTGATTACCCGACTTAACAGCAACATCCCGACAGATGACGCGGTGCTGGCCAGCTACGATTACGCTGACCCGACTAAAGTGACGGCGGCGGAGATTATCGGGGCGGTCAATGCGGCGGGGAACCGTACCGGCATGAAGCTGCTGCACGATACCTATAACCAGTTCGGTTTCTTTGCCAAAATCCTCATTGCGCCGGTGTTCTGTACCCAGAACAGCGTCAGCGTGGAGCTGATTGCGCTGGCTGATAAACTGGATGCCATCACCTATATTGATGCACCGATTGGCACCACGTTTGCGCAGGTACTGGCGGGCCGTGGGCCGAGGGGCAGCATCAACTTCAATACCAGCTCTGACCGCGTGCGGCTGTGCTATCCGCATGTCAAAGTCTATGACGCACAGACCAACAGCGAACGGCTGGAGCCGCTGTCACAGCGTGCGGCGGGGTTGCGTGCCAAAGTCGACTTGGAGAGAGGTTTCTGGTGGTCGTCTTCCAATCAGGAACTGCTGGGCATCACCGGCGTGGAGCGTCAGCTCTCGGCGATGATCGACGACCCGAACAGTGAAGTGAACCTGCTGAACGAACAAGGCATTACCACCGTGTTCAACAGCTACGGCTCCGGGCTACGCCTGTGGGGCAATCGCTGTGCGGCGTGGCCAACCGTGACCCATATGCGCAACTTTGAGAACGTGCGACGCACCGGTGATGTGATCAACGAGTCTATCCGCTACTTCAGCCAGCAATACATCGATATGCCGATCACCCAGGCGTTGATCGACGCGCTGACCGAATCGGTTAACGGCTACGGCCGCAAGCTGATTGGTGACGGTGCGTTGCTGGGTTTTAAATGCTGGTACGACCCGGCACGCAATGAAGAAACGGAGCTGGCAGCGGGTCACCTGTTGTTGAGCTACAAATACACGCCGCCACCGCCGTTGGAGCGGTTGACGTTCGAGACGGAGATCACCTCCGAATATCTGGTCACGTTGGAGGGCAATAGCTGATGGCCGGGAAAATTGAAGTAAACCGCATCACCAACGCCAACATCTATCTGGATGGGGTGAACCTGCTGGGGCGTGCTGAAGAGGTGAAACTGCCGGATGTCAGTATGGTGATGCAGGAGCATAAGGCGCTGGGGATGGTGGGTAAGGTCGAGCTACCTGCCGGGTTTGACAAACTGGAGGGCGAGATCAAGTGGAACTCGTTCTACCGGGACGCGATGCTTGGCGCAGCAAACCCGTACAAGACGCTGGCGTTGCAGTGCCGCTCCAGCGTTGAACGTTACAGTTCTCAGGGACGTATTGATGAAATCCCGCTGGTGACGTACATGACCATCATGTTCAAGAAGAACCCGTTGGGTACGTTCAAGCAGCATGAGAACGCCGAGTTCTCCAGCTCCTTTACCTGTTCCTACCTGAAGCAGGTACTGGACGGCGAAGAGCTGCTGGAGCTGGATTATCTGGCCAATATCTTCCGCGTGGGTGGCATTGACCAACTGACGGACTATCGTATGAATATCGGGGGCTAAAATACTATGAGTGAGAAAATCGTATTACGCGCAGATCAGATCAAGGCGTTGGCTAATTTTGCAGAATCGGAAGGCCAGCCAGCGTATACCATCACCCATGGCACCATTCCCGCCTTTGAGGCCAATGATGGCACTTTCGTGCCGGAGTATTGCGGGCTGATTGCCTATTCCGAGTCTGAGCAGCATGGCGTGCTGCAACTAAACTAAGCAACTGCTGTATTTTTCTTATAAAGGAGGGATGGTTTTCTCTCCTTTTTTCGTTAACTGCCATTAATATTGATTCTCCCCGCCCCGCACCATACTGCCCCTGAACGCTAATTCACATTAATGTCATCAGGAGCATCAACATGTCTGAAACCTTTACGTTATCGATCCCGTACTCCACTGCCGCTGGCGTCAAACTGGAATCCCTTTCCCTGCGCCGCTTGCAGGTTAAAGACCTGAAAGCCGTACGCAAAATCAGTGATAAAGCCGAAGACTGGGATGACCTGCTGATTGCGCGTTCCAGCGGACTGCCGCCTGAAGATTTGGACGGGATGGATTTGGCTGACTATCTGGCGCTACAAAAACGATTTCAGCACCTTACAGGGGTGGTTACATCATCCGAAAACGCTGATTCAGGCGCAGGCACTGCTGGCGAGGTGGTTTAGGTTTCAGCCGAGTGAACTGAACGAGCTGGATCTGGATGAGTTTGAAAGCTGGCTGGAAACAGCCAGCGAACAGATTAAACGTGAGAACGGCGATAGCGACTAATCAGGGCACCAACGCCCGCCAATAGCGCGGCCAGTAAATAGACGGCGGGTTGCAGGAGAAACGCGGCAACTGCCATTGCCAGCGATAATAATGCCGCACCGCCGCCAATCATCAGCACCCAGACAAACGGCTCACTGCTGCTGTTAACGGTATAGATAGCCAGTTTTGCCAGCAGATAAAGATACACCCCACCAAATACCGTTATCAGCAGTCCCTTACATACCGTCAGTGCGTTTTCCATATCCGTATCCTTGTTTCGCATCGTTAAAAGGAATCATAAATCGTGGCCACAGAATTTTCCATAGGCGTGATTATTGGCGGGGCCATATCCGGTGCGTTCCGCAGCGCTGTAACGGGAACCCGCCGCACACTTGATGGGATGAGTGAAAGCACCCGCAGGCTGCAAGAACGGCAGGCCGCACTGACGCGGGCGATGGAGCGCTATGGCAATATCGGTTCACGCGCCAGTCAGCGCCTTAATGCAGATCTCCAGCGCGTCGGACGCACTCTAGAGCAGCTACAGCGACAGCAAAACCGTCTCGCTGCAGCATCGGCAACCAGCGATGCGGCACGCGCTAACAGAATGGCGCTCTATGCAAAAGGCGCAGAAACCTATGCGATAGCCAGGACAGTAGCGTCTCCGATTGTGAGTTCGGTAAAACAATATGCCAGCTTTGAATCGGGGCTACGGGATATTGCGGTGACGGGCGATCTGGATAAGACGCAAGAACAGGCGATTGGGACGGCGATTCGACAGGTGGCATTGAAAGTCAACCAGACACAGGAAGCCTTGCTGGGCGGTGTCGGGCAACTGGTTGCCGATGGGATGAACCCAGTGGAAGCGGCAAAATTTGCCGGAATGCTGGGTAAAACCGCCACGGCGACGAAGGGCGATATGACTGAACTGGCAAAAATGACGTATGCCTTCAGTTCAGCGCTGCAAATCACTGACCCCAAAGAAATGGAAGAGGCATTTTCAATCGCAGCGACGGGGGCAAAGCTGGGTTCGTTTGAGTTGAAGGATATGGCAAAAGCGCTACCTGGCCTGGCAAAATCTTTTGCGGCCAAAGGTATTGTTGGTAAAGACGCAATTACTCAGATTGTAGCCAGTCTGGAGGTAGCCAAAGGCTCTGGTTCAGCGGAAGAAGCCGTCACCAATATGACCAACTGGCTGGCAGCAATGAACCGCAGTGACACGATCCAGAAATATGAGAAAGCAGGGATTAACTATAAGGAGTCCATGCAGGATTACGTTGCAAAAGGGTTTTCACAATATGAAGCCTCGCTCATGATTGCCAACCGCTTTATTGATGGCAAGGGTAAAGCGTTTGCCGAACAATGGCAGAAAGCAGGGGCAGTCGGTGATAAGGATACGCAGCAAAAGTTATTTGAGTCATTCGGGATGGCAGAGATTTTTACTGATATTCAGACTGCCCAGCATTTGATTTCAATGCGTCAGGATTGGGGGAAATATCAGTCCAACAAAACGGAAATGAATAGCCCTGAATCCCAACAAACGCTAGATAAAGACGCAGCCAAGCAGAACGATACGTTAGAGGCACGCTGGCGACAAACCCAAATACGCATGAATGAAGCGGCTATCGGCATTGGCGAGTCATTAAAGCCCGCTCTAATTTCACTGGGCGAAACCATCATCCCGCTTATCGATCAGGCTGGGAAATGGATCGCCGCAAATCCTGAAATTGTGAAAGGCGTGGTGATGGCCGCTGCCGGACTGCTGGCCTTTAAAGCGGCGGCTATCGGCACCAAACCGGGCTTAAATCTGCTGCTGTCCCCTGTTGTTGACCTCTGGAAAGGAGCAGCACTACTGCGTTCCAAATGGCTATTGCTCCGGGCATCATTCGGGGACGGTGGTCGCGCACGTCAATGGCTGGGAATGTTTACCCGACTTGGCCGTGGTGCTCTATCGCTGGGACGAATTCTCGGCGGCGGCTTAATACGCGGTATTACGTTAGTGGGCCGTGCCGTGATGATTATGGGCCGCGCATTATTGATGAACCCTATAGGACTATTGGTGACGGGGATCGCCGTCGCAGCCTATTTGGTTTATCGCTACTGGGAGCCTATCAGTAATTGGTTCCGAGCACGCTGGAATGATATTACAACCGCATTTAGCGGTGGCATTGGCGGCGTAACAAAGTTGATTCTGAACTGGTCACCCATCGGTATTTTTTACACCGTATTTTCCGAAGTGATGAAATATTTAGGCATCGATATGCCAAGCAAGTTTACTGACTTTGGCGCAAATATTATCAGCGGTCTGGTGAACGGAATTAGAAATGCCTGGGAAGGTGCAAAAAAGGTCGTCGGTGAATTAGGCGATAATATTAAGGGCTGGTTTGCTGAGAAATTAGGTATTCATTCCCCTAGTCGGGTATTTGCGTCATTCGGCGATAATATATCGCAGGGGGCTGCGATAGGAATTAGCCGCACTACACCGCTGGCCGCAAAAGCCGGGCAGCGGTTAGCCGGTGCGTTGACGCCGGACGTTCCCGATATCCCTGTTCCGTTACTGAATGCTGATGGCTCGGTTCGCCGCGGCTCAGCCAATAGCAGTACACCCAATGGAGCCAGCAACGGTATCCATGTCACGTTCTCACCCAATATCTACCTCAATGGGCAGAAAACGCCAGCCACACCGGAAATTGCCAGCGCATTAAACCTGTCTCTGCACGAGTTGGAGAAGATGATGGAGCGTATTGTGGCGCAACAACAACGACGGGGGTATGCCTGATGTTTGCCGTATTGGGTGATATTGAGTTTGAGTTGATTACCTACTGGGACGGTTTTGAATCGACGTTCGGCGTTGATTATGCCGAACACAGCCGTATTGAGGGGAAGCCAGGACTGCAGTTCGTCGGCGAACAGCTCGATGAGTTCCGCATTAGCCTGGTATTCCACAGCTTGTATTGCATCCCAGATAACGAGCTGTCGCGTTTACGCCGTGCGATGCAGGCGCATCAGGCGCTGGCGCTGGTATTCGGCAATGGCGACTATCGCGGCTGGTTTGTGATTACTGCGGTGACGGCCAGCAGCCAGCAGACCGACTCGTCCGGGAACGTGATGGCCATGACGGCGGAAGTGACGTTGCGCGAGTACATCGGCGACCCGAAAAGCCCGCTCAAACCGCCCGCGATTAATAGCGCCATTCCTGGTACGGGCGTTGTCACCAGTGCCGTCACCAAACCCAGTGGCATGGCGCAATCGGTACGCGATGCTGTGAGTTATGCGAAGAAAGCACAATCGGCCCTCACCACTGCCGCCAGTACGGTACGGGCGGTGCAGAAGATGGCGACCAATCCGACGGTTGCACTAACCCGTATTCCCGGTCTGATGTCACAGATAGGCGGCGTGACTGCGCCACTAATGTCATCTATTCCTGCGCTGAATGCCGTCAAAGATACCTTTCCTGATGCGGTGCGGTTAGCCCGTGATACCAGTCAGGCCGCAACGTTTGTGGCATCGGCGCGACAATCGCTGGCAGGCGTTGACAGCCGCAATCTGGCCGCCGCATTGAATACCGTCTCCGGGCAGTTTGATGCCGCAGGCGTGCTGCTAAAAAATAACTCCACGACACTCAGTAAAATGACATCGACCATTGTGGCGAGGAAAGCATGATGTACATCGAGCATGTGACAAAAATGGGTGACCGCTGGGATTCGTTGTCACAACATTATTATGGCGATCCTATGGGCTATGACCGGATCATCATGGCAAACCCGCATGTGGCCGTTACGCCCTCGCTACCGTCCGGCATCGTTCTCTTGATCCCAATAATTGAACAAGATGAAGTAGAAAACGCCGAGGAGGTCGCACCGTGGCTACGTTAATTCAACAAACAGCGCCGCTGCCTGGCACCTCAGACGTCCTGCAGCCGGTATTTACCCTGTGGTATCTGAAGAAAGATATCACCAGCGATATCGCGCCTTACGTTACCCGCGTCAGCTATAGCGACAATATCAAGTCTGAGTCGGACACCATCGAGGTCGCACTGGATGACACTGACGGTCGCTGGCTGGACAAGTGGTATCCGGGTAAAGGCGATACGTTGACGCTGAAACTCGGTTACAACGGTGAGAAACTGCTGTCTTGTGGGTCATTTTCTATTGATGAGATTGAGGTCAGTGCGCCGCCGTCAACGGTATCCATTCGCGGTGTGGCCACGTCGGTTAACACCGCCCTGCGCACCAAATCCAGCAGGGGGTTTGAGAACACAACACTGGCTGCTATCGCGGGGCGTATCGCCAAAAAGCACAGCCTGAAGCTGGTTGGCGGTATTGAGTCAATAAAGGTCGATCGCGTCACGCAGTATGCGGAAACCGATGTCGGCTTCCTGAAACGGCTGGCCAGCGAGTACGGCTATGCCGTTAAAGTCGTCAGCGACCAGTTGATATTTTCCCATCTGGCCACCTTGCGACAGCTTGATCCCGTTAAGCAGTTATCACCCACCGACGTCGCCCGTTATTCTCTGCGTGACACCATCAACCAGGTCTATAAATCGGCAAAGCTGAAGCACCAGAAAGCCAGCGATAAGAAACTGGTGACGTATCATTCCGATGGGAGTGCGACGACAGCCACAGGAAAAGAAAGCGGCAAAGCCACCAGTGCGGACACACTCAAGGTCACCAGTCGTTCATCGGACAAGGACAGTGCGCAACTCAAAGCCGATGCTGCACTGGATTCACATAACGAATATCAGCAGACCGGTTCACTGACGGTGATGGGAACGCCGCAACTCACTGCCGGCAACAAAATAGAGTTGGTGAAATTTGGCCAGTTATCCGGGCAATGGCTTATCACCAGCGCCCGGCATTCATTTGATCGCAGCAGCGGTTATGTGACCGAACTGGAGGTGGCGCGTGGCGCGGTGACCAATGGCAAGAAAAAGAAGAAAACGCAGACGCTGACAGTTTACAAAGCGGATGGCACGACCTCAACGACCACGACGGAAAAGAAAAAATGAGCGTATCCCGACAGGTAGGCACCGTCAGCGCCGTTGACCCGCAGAACGTCCGCGCCCGCGTTCGTCTGCCTGAGTGCGATAATATGCGCACCAACTGGCTCGATGTGCTGCAACATAATACCCAGAACAATAAGGACTACTGGCTGCCCGACGTCGGTGAGCAGGTTGTCGTGCTGCTGGATGAAAATGGCGAGGACGGCGTTATCTTGGGCGCGGTCTATTCGAGCATCGATAAGCCACCGGTCAATAACCCGGACGCACGCGGCGTTACCTATTCCGACAGCGCCGCGTTTTACTACGACCGTAAGGCGCATACATTAACCATCAACGGTGGTATTGAGCATATCGTGATTAGTTGCGGCGCGGACGTGACGGTGAAAACACAGCGAGCCACCATTGAGGCACCTGAGACGGAAGTCACTGGAAATTTACTGGTTAAAGGAAAACTAACTTATCAGGGCGGCATGGCAGGGTCTGGCGGGGTTGGCTCAGCAGCAACCATTCAGGGCAATGTCAGCATTCAGGGTGATATTGATGCCGATGGTAAGGTCATGGACAAGAGCGGCAACTCAAATCATCATACTCACTGAATCTTGTCTACTTTTCAGGTGAGCATATGCCGTCATTTTCTCAGCGGATGGGAATCCGCCCTATGCAGAAAGTAATTCAGCGTGAGTTGATGGATAATGAGTTACGAACAGGGATTTGGAATGCACTACAAATTTATGTACTTGGTAAATGGAAAGGCAGTATAGCTCGTTTATCTACATTAGATTCGTTATCCGAAGAAATATGGGTTTCTTTCTTAAAAATGCCTGTAGATCGGTATCCAGGTTTTCTCTCTTACGATTCTAATAAGAAAAATGTTTACACTAATTTGCGAGAGATTATTTTTCAAGATGAATGGTATTACGTATATGATTTAGTTGAGTTTATGCTAAATGACCTTCCTGATGATTGGACTCAGGGGTTAATCAGTGCATTAAACATTGTGCTTGAAAGAGAAAATGCAGCTTACCGTATTATAGGAAAAGAATTTGTTGAAATTACTAATAATCAAGAAATCGAGGCTGTTGAAGGCGCAATAGTCAACGGTTCCCAATCAACGAAATTTCATCTTCAGCGGGCATTAGAGCTTCTTTCTGACCGTAAACAGCCTGATTATCGCAACTCAATCAAAGAGTCGATTTCTGCCGTTGAGTCAGCGTGTAACGCTATTTCCGGCGATGAGAAAGGTACGTTAGGCAAAAGCCTTAAACAAATTGACACCTCTATCGGCCTGCACCCCAGCCTGAAAAATGCGTTTTCTAACCTCTATGGCTATACCAGCGACAGTGGCGGCATCCGACATGCGCTAACCGATGAATCAGCGCATCCTTCTTTTGCCGATGCCAAATTTATGCTGGTTGCCTGCTGCGCATTCTGTAATTTTTTATGGACTAAGATGGCTGAAAAGGGTCAATAAACCGCTAAATCTATTTTTCATCCCCTTTAATAACCAACCATCCTGTCGGGGGCGATACTGCCCCCATGAATACTAATTCTGTTTACTGGCAACCGGCCCTGCAACACCCTGGCGAACTCGTCGAGGGGGTTGCCGATATCACACAGGCCATTCACATCATTCTGCGCACGCCACGCGGCAGCGATCCGCATCGTCCCGAATTCGGCAGCAACCTGCATCATTACATTGACTACCCGATTGACCGGGCAATTCCGCACGTCGTGCGGGAGACGGTCGAAGCGATCAAACGCTGGGAACCGCGCTGCAAGCTGCTGGCCGTGAAGCCGTTGATTGATGGCACACATATGACACTGCGCCTGAGTTGGGAAACAACCAGCGGCGTGCTACAGGCTACGGAGGTACTATGGCGGTAACGGCTGAACCGGTCTTCATTGAACGCGATGCGGCAAAGATTGCCGCTGAATTGATTGCAAAATATGAGGCAGACAGCGGTAAGACACTGTATCCCGCCCAGGCGGAACGTCTACTAATTGATTTGATGACCTATCGTGAAATGCTGGTACGCAGTGCGATTCAGGATGCGGCCAAACAGAATCTGGTGCGTTATGCCCGCGCGCCGATGTTGGATTACCTCGGCGAACTGGTGGGAACGTACCGTCTCGCTGCACTGGCCGGACAAACGACGTTGCAGTTTAGCGTCGAAAGCGCATTGTTGACCGATACGCTGATCCCTGCGGGAACCCGCGTCAGCGCATCTGACAGCGTCTTATTTGCAACCGACAGTGATGTGATAATGAAGGCTGGCACACTGAGCGCAACAGTGGCAGCGACCTGTACGCAGGCGGGGTTAATGGGCAACAACTGGCAACCGGCTCAAATCAGCACGTTGGTGGATGAGGTTGACGATATCGACTTCACGGTGAGGAATCTTACCGCCAGCGTCGGTGGTTCTGATGAGGAAACAGATGACCGGCTGCGCGAACGCATCCAGTTAGCCCCTGAGTCCTTCAGCACGGCAGGCTCAAAATTAGCGTACCGCTATCATGCGTTGAGCGCTCACCCCGATATTGTTGACGTTGCGGTAGTCAGAGCCGAGCCTGGCACCGTTCATTTATATCCGCTGTTGTCCACAGGCCTGCCTGATGACAGTGTGCTGGCGCAAGTGATCAGCGTTTGTTCTGATGAAAAAATCCGGCCACTCACGGACACCGTCGCGGCAAAATCCCCGGTTCCGATTGAATACTCACTGCATGCCAGATTGACGCTCAAACGCGATGTGCAGGCATTGCCAGTTAAACAGGCAGCACAACAGGCTGCGTTAGCCTGGACAGAACAACGTCGGGCAACATTGGGGCAGGACATCGTGCCCAGTCAGATTAATGCCGCCTTGTTGCTCGATGGGGTTTACAGCGTTGAGCTGCTGTCCCCTGCGTTGCTGGTTCTTGATGACTGGCAACTCGCTATCTGTACAGACATCGCAATAACCATTACAGGTACGGCTGATGAGTAAAGACCTTCTCCCGCCTTCGCTGGCGTCTGATCTGCGATTTAGTGTGTTGGCATCGTTACTGGATGGGTTCGACGCTCTGCAGGTTGAAGCCGTCATTGTCTATCTGGTCGATATCGTTGACAGCAGCGCACTGGATGCACTTGCTGAGCAATTCTCACTGAAGGAGGACGGTTGGCAACTGGCTGAATCTGAAGATGCCCGCCGCGCAATGATTAAGTCAGCGATAGAGCGGCATCGCTTCAAAGGAACGGAATGGGCTGTGCGTGATGTTATCCGTAGTCTCGGATTTGGCGATGTTGAGTTAATCGAACACATCGGACGCCTCAGTTACAACGGCATCCGCAGTTATAACGGTCACATGGTTTACGGCGATAGCAACAAATGGCCTGTTTATCGGGTCCTGCTGCAACAACCTATTACCAATGATCAGGCGCACATGCTGCGTAACACACTGGAAATGATCGCCCCCGCCCGCTGCCTATTAGCCAGCCTAGAATATCTGGGGGTGCCTATTCGCTACAACGAAACCGCGTCACATGACGGCAGCTACAATTACGGGAGTGCATAAATGGCTAACTTACCTGAACAAAAAACATGGATCGACGGCATCTACCAACTGGAAACATCTGACCCCGTTGTCGGCGGCCCCGGAGGTATTTCAAACCGACAGGCTGAACAGTTGGCCAGCCGCACGACTTATCTGAAGAGTGAGCAGGAAAAAACGGGGAATGATTTGGCCACTCATGTCGGTGCAGTTGATCCTCATACCCAATATGCGCCGAAAGCGAGTCCAGCACTCACCGGAACGCCAACCGCTCCCACTGCTGCTCAAACCGCTAACAGCAATCAAATTGCGACTACGGCATTCGTAAAAGCTGCGATTACTACGTTAATCAATGGTTCACCAGCCGCATTGGATACGCTGCAGGAGTTGGCGAACGCGCTGGGTAATGACCCAGACTTCAGAACCACTGTGCTTAATGCGATTGCTGATGCTAAAGCCGACGCGACCAATAAGCTCAATGCCCATGTGTCAACTCTTGATGCACATACCCAATATGCGCCGAAAGCGAGTCCGTCATTCACCGGAACGCCAACTGCCCCAACTGCAGCAACCGGTTCTAATGATACACAACTGGCCACCACAGCATTTGTAAAGGTGGCTATTGCTGCACTGGTAAACGGTTCACCAGCCGCACTGGATACGCTGCAAGAGCTGGCGTATGCGCTAGGCAATGATCCGAACTTCTCCACAACGATATTGAATGCACTGGCTGGGAAACTGGCAAAAGACCAGAATGGGGCGGATATCTCGAATAAGCCGCTATTTTTATCCAATATTAATGCAGTGAGTACGGACACGTTTCAGGTCATTACGGGGAAAAAACTGTTCTCAGCAGATAGCGACACGCTCACAATAAAACCCGCGGCTGATGGACAGCGTGCATATATACAATTTAACAACGCTGCAAGCACCGAAGCTATTGCATTCGTCGGTTTGCGGTACGGTGCGAGTGAGCAGGGGCTGACGCTGGAGCATCGATCCGGGGCATCAATACGTATTGATAACGGCGAAATTAATTTTTATGGCATTCCCAGCGCCGCAACAGCCCCAGCGGGTACAAAAACGACACAGCTTGCATCAACGGCGTTTGTACAAAACGAACTTGCTGCAACAACAGGTATACCGCAGCCATGGCCGCGTGCGACCGCTCCGACAGGCTGGCTTAAATGCAATGGACAGTTGTTTGATACATCCGCGTTCCCGCGTCTGGCCGCAGCATATCCAACTGGTGCTTTACCCGACTTGCGCGGTGAGTTTATGCGGGGTTGGGATGACGGGCGCGGCGTCGATTCTGGTCGTGCTCTGCTTAGCGCTCAAAGTGACGCTATCAGGAATATTGTCGGTGAAATATGGACTAGCGCAGCAAACCAGCAATTTCTGGGTGAGGCATTGTCGTCGAGTGGTGTATTTGAGTTGTTATATGAATTCGCGGTCGGTGCGATTCCAGATGCCCCCGGGACTTCATGCCCGACTAGCATGAGATTTGATGCGTCGCGAACAGTCCCAACAGCTAACGAAAACCGTCCCCGCAATATTGCATTTAACTACATCGTGAGAGCAGCATAATGAGCAACTATTCAACACAAATTAAAAACGCAGAACTGAATGAGCGTGGGTTAGCCATCAACACGGGCTGGATTACGGTTTATCACGTGAACCCGGCTACGCGGGAGTATCAAAGCGCCAGCTATGAATATGTTATGCAAGGTGTTGGCATTCCTGCCGACAGCTATGCCGACGAACCGCAATTGCCGCCTGTGGGCCAAGCCTTGCGCCGTTCCGCTGATGGCAGATCGTGGGAGCAAGTGCCGGATTACCGCGGCCAGACTGTTTACAGCACCGAGACGCGTCAATCTCAGGTAGTTACGCAGTTCGGCGAATTACCTGGCAATTTCACATTGCTGAAACCCGCAGCTACATTCGATGTGTGGAACGGTAAAGCGTGGGCGCTAGATAAAGATGCGCAGGCTGCCGCCGTGCTCAAAGCAGCACAGCAGGAACTGGCTGCACGCAAGGCCGCTGCAACGACACGCATCAATGAACTGACCTATGCCGTTAATCTTGATATTGCGACGGATGACGAGAAAGCAGCGTTGGTTGAGTGGCAGAAATACGTGGTATTGCTGAGCCGTGTTGATGTTAACGCTGCTGATGTCGTCCGGCCGCCAGTACCGAGTTCATAA